TGCGGCAGGGATCGAGGGGTTTAGGCCACATGATTGTCGTCACACGTATGCGACTATGCTGGCGCAGAGCGGGGAGGTTGACCTGTTGCAGTTGAAGGATTTGCTGGGTCACACGAACCTGAACATGACCGCGAGGTATGCGCACCACGTGCCGACGAGAAGGGCGGGCGTGATGAAGGCATTGAGTGGCAGGATTGAGGCAAGGTGAGGGTAAGGTGTTGGTTTGTATGGGGCTTCTTCCCCCAAACAGGGGGCCATCCTTTGACATTAGCTGCCAGATTGGCGCGAAAGGGGGTAAGGTGGATGGGTGCGGGAGGTGTTCGGGATAGGTTGCATGGACGCCAGAGGCGTCCTTGCTACCGTAGGGAGTGAGGGGAACTTGGCAGGATTTTGGCAGGATTTTGGCAAGGTTGTGAGAGAGGGAGGAGTGTTAACTCTTGGTGGCGAAAGAGGGTTGCAGGTGTTGGTTAGGTGTATAGGATATAAGACAGGTTGTTAATCTGGTGTGGATCAAGGGGTAAGAGAATGAGAGAGAATGTGAGAGGCTTCGTGCATGCTGTTGAAGACAGGGTGATAGAGCAGGTTGAGATGATGACACGGCAGACGGAAGACCGTGAGATACATGAGGCAGTGGCCAAGATTGCGGGCGTTGTGATCGGGTGTCTGGCTGACGAATTGGTGAAGCATTTGGAGGCGGCGGGCGAAGCGCGCTGTCGTAAGGGAGGTGAGTGATGGGCAAGCGAATGAGTAAGGGAGACGTGAACACGACGATCCTGTTGGCCAAGTTTATGAAGGAGACGGGGCGTGGTGTGGGTACGGAGGATGTGTGTGAACTGCTGGGCCTCAAGAAGGGTGGGGCAGGGGTGCGGATCAGGAGGCTGGTGGAGAGGAACGTCTTGCAGAAACAGTGGAAGCTGTGGGTGGCAGGGCCTGCGATGCCAAGACTTATGAAGAAGTGGGGGCTGGCGGGTGCGCCCAAGCTGGCACTGGAAGAGGTGCACAAGGAGAAGCGCGTGAATAGGAAGGCGGGTGAGTGATGGTGCATGTATGGAAAATGTGGGCACTTATGGCGCTGGCCGTTGTTTTTAGCGGCATATTTGATTGGCACCCACTGTTTACCGCAATGGCGGGCATGTTCTTTGGCGCAGCAGTTACTATGACAGCGGTTACTAAGACGCTGATTAAAAAGGAGACTGACTGATGTTTGATATTATCAAACCAGAGGATGTGCGAATTAACGTCATGGATCAGCGCATTGGTATGGGCGTTGGCGGCTTGGATACAATAATTGTCATGTATCATTTGCCGACAGGTATCCGCATTGAAGTGCCGCGTATCACGTCCTCAAAATATTATGACCGTGAAATTGCGGTGCAGATGCTTGAGACGGCACTGACGCACCCAAAGTACAGGGAGACTGACTGATGAGTAACATACCGGAGGCGAGGGAGTTGGTTGCGCTTGTGCGGGAACGTCTTGTGGACATGGGCGCAGATGATGAAGCGAGGGTGTTGGGGATGGCGTTGAGGCGAATGACGCGGAAGAGTTACCGGAAGGTGAGAGCGCCCGTGCAGAGTGATCGGGTAACGGCAGAGTTGAAGAGGGAGATGCGGCAGTATGCGCGGACGCACCCCGAAATGACATTGCAGCATATCGGTGACCGCTTCAACGTGAGTGGTGGACGGGTGAGCGAGGCGCTGGCCGAAGAGTAGTGAGGGTGAGCGTGAGTGTGAGGGGGGGTGCGAAAGCATCCCCCCTTTTTTTGTCTTAAGATTGGTTGCGCATCCACTGGGAGAAGGAGGCAGGGGCGCGTCCCTCTTGGGCCAGTTGGCGGTGGGTGGTGCGGAGTTCGCGCTCTTGGTTGGGCGCTGATTGCGGGCGAGATGAATGGGTGGGAGGAGCGAAGGCGTACTGGGGAAGGTCCAGTTCGGGACGGGAGCGGGGGCGCTGGGCGGCAGGGACGCTGGGAGCGTCTGTAAGGCCCGTAGAAGCGCCCTCTTCCGCCTGCTGGGATAGACGGGAGGCCATGTCAGAGCCAGCCTCTGAGGCGGCGTACATCGACTGTGAGATAGCAATGTTGGATGCGACGGAGCCGGGGTTCTTGAGCGCGGAGAAGTAGTTGGAGACGAAGGTGTCCGTGTCTTGGCCAGCTTCGATGCCGCCCGGAAGGGAGGTCCACTTGTGATTGAGGCCAGTGGCGACGTTGGCGATGCGGGCTGGGTCGCCGGAAGCAAGGTCTTCGTAGAGGTTACCGCCGTAGGACTGGATGGCGTAGCCGATGGCACCGAGGTCTTGGGAGGGAGGGGTGAAGTCTGGGATGCCGAACTGTGAGGCGACACTGTCCCACGTGGAGCCGAGGAACTGGTACTTGCCAGCGGCGGAAGACTTCTTGCCTGCGTTGGGGCCAGAGTTGATGGGGTGGAACTTGCGGGGGTGGTCGGAGAAGTCGGAGAACTTGGAGCCGCCGTACATGACGTCGTATGCGCCAGCGCTTTCGTGCTTGGACATGGCTTCGAGGAAGGCTTGGTATTCGGGGGTCATGGTGAGGGAGGACATGGGCAGGGTTCCTTAGGAGTGGTGGCCTTGAGCGTAGGCTGAGAGGGCGAGAGCGTCGAACTTGGCGAGGGTGCCGGGATCAATGGACGCGAAGAATTTGCGGGCGATGTTGGTGCGCTGGAGGACTTGGTTGGAGGGTGTGCGCGGGAGGGCGCAGGCTGTGAGTTCTTCGAGGTTGAGCATGATGATGACGGCATACTCGCCGTCGATGATTTCGGGGAAGCCGGGAATGTAATCGGTGGAAGGGTCGGCGGGGTGGAAGGCGAGGAGCCACGTGCCGAAGTGGTGGGTGTTCTGGTAGTGGAGCCAGTCGCGGAACTCGGCGAGGGTGAGGTGCATGTGGTTGGTCCACGCGAAGATGTGCACTGCGTTCTGGATCGGGGGGTTGGTGGCCTTGATGCGGGAGACGACGTCGAGGTCGTGGGTGACGTGGACGGCCACCATGCCTGCGTCTATGGCGGGCTGGGCGTAGGGGCAGCGGGGGCCTGAGGTCTCCGTGGTCTCGGAAAGGTGGGCGACCCAATCTATAATTTCGTCGGCGATCTCTTTGGTGTGGGCAAGGCTTGCCATGGCTGGACCTCTTTTTGCTATTTTGCGTTAGCGTTTTGCGAAGGTCATGGACCCCCCCCAAAGGGGGGCCGATGACCGACATGCGATAGAGGCCAGTGTGGTGGGGGTGAGGGAGGATGTCGTCCGGTTAGATGTGGCCCTGCTGGGTGAGCCAAGCGTGATAGAACTGGAGGAAGCCGTCGAGTTCCAAGACGACGTAGCTTTCGCCCATGGTCTGGCGGTTGCGTCTGTTGATGACGATAGGGACTTCGGGCGCGTTGGTCTTGACGACGTTCCCCTTGGCCTGTCGCATGGCTTCGGGGAATGAGAGTTTCTCTACGCGCTTGGCTTCGACGAACAGACCGGGAGTGCCAAGGAGGTCAGCGCCACCTGACATGCCGACGTTGCCGCCGCCAGAGAGTGGGGCGCGTGATGCACGTAGGCCAATGGTGTCGTTGAGGTAGGCTGAGAGTTCGCGCTCGAAGTTGTTGCCCTTGCGTTGTGAGGCTGTGGTCATTGCCGTTTCCTTCTGCTGGATTTGGGGCGATGCCAGTCGCCGTTGACGATACGTCTTATGGCCTCGTGGTGAACGTTGTATTCCTTGGCCAGTTTGGAGAGGGAGTATTCGCCCGTGGCGTAGGCTTGGCGGATGCGCTCTGCGATGAAGGGTGAGATGCGCGAGTAGTGATGCCGGGGTCTTGTGTAGAGAGCGCCGTCTGCCTGACGTCTTGCGCGGTTCTCTGTGCGTGTGACCCACATCAGGTTTTCGGGGACGTTGCGATGCCTGTCGTAGTCGATGTGCGTGATGACGTGATCGGGTGAGGGAGGTGGGGGGAGGAAGGCGTCGGCGACGATCTTGTGGACGCGACGTTCAATTCTCTCGCCGTCTTCTCGTAGGAGTTTGACGCGGTGGTATGCGTTGTGCCTGCCACGTGGTCGCTTCTTGTCGTAGTCGATGATCATCTTGGGTGGCTTGCCGCCCGGAGTTTTTTCTGTGCGGTTGATGCGGCCATGTGTTGAGACTTGGTAGCCGGGGAAGTGAGGTATGTCTGCCCAGATTTCGTCGGTCATATCTCGTCGTATCCTGCTCTGGTTCTGCATGGTCGGCAGAGATACCAGCCCTTGGGTCTTTCTTCCTCTGACTTGCAGACCATGCAGGGTCGTGTCCAAGTTGGGATGTCGTGGTTGCGGCGGACTTGGTACTTCGCTCCGTCAAATTCTTGGAGACCTTCTCGCACGAGGATGCGTTTGAGGGTGTCTACGCAGCAGCCGATGTGAGAGGCCATGTCGGGGTAGGAGACATCTAGGTGATTGTCTCGCAGCCATACCTTACTGGCCTCAGAGACGTATATCTTGCGTGGCATATCGGACCTCACACCAAGTGTTGTGGTATCCTATTACCCCATATGAGACAGCACGACAACTCGTTGGGTGTCTTCAAATGGTATAAGGTGTCAAAGGGTGTTGACTTACTACGCCTCGGCAGATACACCGCCGTAAGGCAAAGAGCCAGACAGCAAGACAAGCAGACACTTCGCCAGCCCCCCTTGGGGGGCCTGTCGTAGTGAGCAAGAAAGCAAGAGAGCAGACTTGTTGACATAGCAAGTAGCAGACGCAGGAGGCGGTGCCTCCAAAAATCCGTTCAAAATTCCTAAGGAAAGCGTCTGTATGAGCGCGAAAAATTCCAACCGAGAAAAGTATCCCAGTGTTGCTCAAATGATCGACAAAGTTCGTGAGAGTTTTCCTGACGCGAAGGTGACGGCCATCCGTCACTTGGAGCCAAGGGAGTGGGCGGAACGTATGCACCAGCTACGCACCGCCCGTAAGGAGACAGACGCTAAGATACGGGTGGGTGCACCTCTAGCCAGTCTCTCACCAAAGATAATGGCCGAGAGAGCCGATCAGCTATAGCTTCCATACCCCACCCGTCGATGGCCATATCCTTGGCCTTCTGCTTTGTGGATCGTGACGACACGATTGTACGTTCGTCTGTGATGGTGTTGGCTGCATACCCCACCCATTGCAGACGATCATGCAAGTCGGACCACTCGCGCACTTTGCCGTAGCGTATCTCGTTGACCATGTAGAGTTTGTAATCCGCTGGGCATTTGCGTTGGAGCGCATCCCAGACAGGCTTGGTGTAGTCTTCGTCCCAGATGCCAGCGTTCTCTCGCGCCGTCTCTTCGTCTGGGAATACCTGCGTGACTTTGATCTGCGTCTCCAAGACGGTAAGCTGGTTCGATGATCCAGCCTCACGCCCTGACTTCCCATTCTCTCCGGGCTTGTTGGAGTGGTGGACCATGATCACTGCATAGCCAGAGTTGCGCAGACGTGTGGCCAGTTGATTGACGCGAGACCATTCTTGAGCGTCGTTCTCCTTGAGGCCCGGAAACGCACTGCGGATGGTGTCGATCACCACAACATCTGGCTTCACGTTGATCACCCACTCCTGCAATGCGGCCAGACCTTCGGGTTGCAGCAGGCTCATGTCCTTACCTTCGACGAAGGGTGTCCAGATTTGCAGCCTGTCGCCCGTGTCTCCGTGTGCTGTGCGCAGTTCCATCAGTCGTCTGGCGATGGTGGACATACCCATCTCATAGTCGAGGTAAAGTACCCGTGCCGCCCTGCCGATCTCGAAGGGGCCAAAGTATTTACGGCCAGCGGTGAGTGCGCCCAGCGCATGCTGTAGGAACATGGACTTCCCGTGTCCAGAATAGCCGTGCACCTGAACGATGGTGGCTGGTGGTAGCCATGGTTCGATCAGATAGGAACGCCCGTCCGCCTCACGCATGAGGTCTTCGGCATCCTTCATCTGGATCAGGCGCTTGGTTTTGGCGGGCGGCTTCTCTTCTGCGGGATGCTCGGACGTCGTGGTGACGTGTGTCGCCTCGCGTGGGATGTACTCGCCCGTGTCTGTGAAGCGCTCTGGATGGTTGCGCCTCTCGGCAGCCTCCATACTCCGCACCGTGGCCTCATACTCGGCAGCCTCCAACGGGTCCACGTAGAACTCATTCATGAACGAGTAGCCCTTGAGGCGCAGCTCATCGCCGAAGTACCCATCCATGATGCACTCGCTGATCCACCGCATGACGCGCTCATTGCGACCATTGCTCATTCCAGTGGGTAGCTTGCGGGTGGTGGGGTACTTCTCCAAGACGTAGCGGGCGGTGTTGTCCCACTCTGAGACGAACTCCCCCATGGCCTCGATGCCGGACAGGTCAAGGTCACCGAAGGAGAACCCGTCGTCCTTCGACTTGCTTGCCATGTGAGCATCAAGGCTGGGGGTCCAGTCCTTCCACATTGGCATGTCGTCCCAGTCCAGTGTGTGGGTCGGGTAGTCCCAGTGATAGCCAGAGGATGGGGGCAAGAGTGCGTATGATCCGTCACCACGGAAGTCGAGGCCATTGATCTTTGGCCAGTCCTCTCCCCTGCTGTTGTTGCCAGCACGGGGTCCACGTCGAGTGCCATCCTTTGGGTGTTCGAAGTATAGGTGGACACCCCGCTTGGTCTTCACCTTGATCGGGCTGCGCATGTCCGCGTCATACGCGGCGTGGATGGCATCTTCATTGTCGCAGTCCACCACAACGCAGCCCGATATTTCCCCCGTGACAATCGCAAAGGAACAGTCAGGCCACGCCTCAACCCACGAGGTGATTTCATCTTCGGTCGGGTGGCGATCCTGATAGGCCAGCCATTTGATCAGAGGCCGCTTTGTGTCGGGGCTGATCGGTATGAGTGACCATCCTCTTTCAAGGTATTCGATTGCAATGTCTATCTTTTCGGATACCTTCACTCTGCTTCTCCCTCCTTGAAGTAGTAGTCCAGATCAATGTTGGGACGCGCTGCCTTGATACGCTCAAGGATCGGAGAGCCGATGTAGTTGTGCTTGATCCATCGGTAAGGTGCGGTGCGGGCGACACCCGCAATACGCGCCACCTCGGCGGCACCCCCAAGGTCGTCAATCAACTGGCTGACTTTCATTGTGGTCGGCATGTGTTCTCTCCTTTTTTGAAAAACACTCTTGTCTAGGTGTCATATCTATTATACACCTTTCGATGTCACAGCAAGACACCTTAATCACCGGAGGACAATCAATGAGTGACTGGGACAGCCTTGATCACAAGGCCAGAGAGGCGGAACCAGAGCCGCATGTAGAAGACACACCCCTGAACGTGGATGATGAGAAGTGGAAGAAGCTGGCTTTCTTGGCCATCACGCTATCCGAAACACGTGATCGCCTCGAAGAAATGAAGGCCCTTGAGAGCGCAACTGTTGCGGAGATTGAGCGGTATCTTCCGGGTGGTGATCCAGATGAAGAGCCAGTGGTGTATCCCCTGATCGGCACCGTCCAGATGACAGTCACGTACCGTGATCGCTGGTTGTGGGATCAGGACACACTCGACAGCATCTTGGGTGGAGAGGGTGATGAAACACTCCCATCCTTCATCAAGAAATCAACACGGGTAGATCGCAAGAAATTTGCCGCACTACCCACGTCAGAGCAAAGCAAATGGAAGCCCGCCTGACACGCAAACATGCTCCAGCAAAAATCGAGGTAGACAATGTTTAAGCCGCTGCGCACATCGGACTTGGCCAAGGATGGCCCAAGCAAGGTGCTGCTCTACAGTCACCACGGATTTGGTAAGACTTATCAATGCCGTAAGTATCAGGACCGTTTTGGTAAGGGATTGATTATCTCTGGTGAGGCGGGCCTGAAATCCATCGAGGATGTTGATATTGATTACATCCCGTTCACGTCTTGGGATGGCAGCCATGACCCAGAAAGCGACGTGTATTCCTTCAAGGGCATCATCCGCATGCTCTCGTCCCCTGACTTTGCCGAGATGGGATATAAGTGGCTGGCCATCGACAGCCTGACAGAACTGTCTGAGCGGCTGATCGAACACCTTGAGAAGGAACACGCAGGATCGGGCAACGGTTTTGCGATGTGGGGTGACTACAACCGCATCATGATCGGCGCTCTCAAGTGGGTCCGCGACCTTCCGATGCATGTCTACGTGACGTGTCTGGCCAAGGAAGAGAAGGATGCCAATGACGTCACCCACTTCTGGCCCTTCGTCAAAGGCAATGCGGTATCCAAGCAAGTGCCTGCCCTCTTCGACCATGTGTTGTGTGGTGTTCGCGTCACCGACAAGGACGAGAAGGGTATGCCCAAGGTTAGACGCTACGTGATTACAGACGAAGTGTCTGGATGGCACGGCAAGGTCCGTGACCCAAGACGTCGCCTGAAAGCCTTTGAGCGGACAGACGACATCACCGAACTTCTCCACCTCATGTCCATGTCAGACGAAGAGTTTGATGGCCTACGTGGTGGTATGAAGCCTGCCGACAAAGCGGCAAAATCAATCGAAGAACTTGACGCAGTAGCGTCTGATAAAGGAGACGACAAATGAGTGGATGGAATGGATTTGCGAACCTCGACCTGAGCAGTGTTGAGGCGGATGATTACGCACCGCTGACCAAGGGTGAGTATGAGGTCACCTGCACCAAGGCAGAGATCAAGACTGCCGCCAATGGCAAAGACAAGCGCGTTGTCGTGAACCTCAAGGACACTGGTGGCGCAGGCTCTATCGCCGCTGGCTTCAACGTGGTGCATACCTCTTCGCCCCAAGCGCAGGATATTGGCTTGCGTCAACTCAAGTCCTTCTTGGTGTCGGGCAACCACCCGAACCCAGACAAGCCGGGGGATATTGAGAGCATGATTGGCCTCACGTGCCGCATCTATGTGGACCTCGGTAAGCCGTACCAGAAGAACGGCCAGACGGTGCAGCGTGAGGAAGTCAA